GGACCTGTGTGAGTGGCTCCGGGACAGCTACGGCATGGACGCCGGCGAAGTCATGGCCAAGACCGCGCTGTACGCGGTGGCTGCGGGGCGCATGTACAGCCCGGTCAAGGATTATCTGGAGTCCGTCCGAGGCAAGGCCACAGGGGACACGGTGGGCCAGTTGCTCCGCGAAGTGTTGGGGCTCACCGAGCCCACCGAGATGCAAGCGGCCATGGTGGGACGGTTCTTGATCTCGGCTGTGGCTCGAGCGCTGGAGCCTGGGTGCAAAGCGGACACCGCGCTGGTCCTCGTGGGCGAGCAAGGCGCCAAGAAGTCCTCGTTCTTTGAAGGGCTGTTCGGGGAGTTCTTTGGTGACAGCCCGATCCCCATCGGCAACAAGGACGCCGCGATCATGATGTCCCGCGTTTGGGGCTACGAAGCCGCGGAGCTCGAGGACTTGACCAGCAAGCGAAGCGCGGAGTCCGTCAAGCAGTTCCTGGGAACACGGAAGGATCTCTACCGGCCACCATTCGCCAGGGCGGCAATCCTGTCTCCTCGCCACACCGTGCTGTGTGGCTCGGTGAACCCGGTGGGCGGCGCCGGCGGGACCGCGGCGTTTTTGTCGGACCCCAGTGGGAGCCGGAGGTTCTGGATCTTGACCATTCCGGCCAAACACGTGATCCCGATCCAGCGGCTCCGCGAGCTCCGGGACGCGGTGTGGGCGGACGCGCTCGAAGCCTACGAAGCCGGAGAGGTGTGGTGGTTTACTCGCGAAGAGGACAAGCTCCGCGAGGAGGACGCCCAGCAGTACCAGATTGAGGACAGCTGGACTTCACCCGTGGGTGCCTACGTGGAGAACGAGGGCGTGCTTGCCACGTTCTCCACCTCGGACGTCCTCAACGCCATAGGGCTGGACATCGGTCAGCGGACAGCCACAGCCTCCAGCCGGGTACGGGCGATCCTCGTGCGCATGGGGTGGGTGGAGAAGGCAAGCCCGGCAGGGTTCCGGGGCTTGCGTGTCTGGCGCAAAGCTTAAAAGGGCGGCATGTCCGGATCGTCGTCCGCTAGTTCGTCGTCGTCGTCGTCGTTATCAAGGTCGGGAAGGCCCGTGTGGAGCAACTGCGGGCGCGGGTCAGGCCGCAGGGCTTCCAGTCCAGGGATCGCGCCGCGGAAGGCCAGACGGACCAGCAGCGTGAGGACTTGCGATTCAGCTAGGCCAGACTGGACGGAGAGGGCTCGGAGCTCGTGGCGGACCACGGGCTGGAAGCGGACATTGAATCGAGAGTCAGGTGGCATGGAGATCCTTGATCGGTTTGGGGTGGTGACAACGTATGTACGCTGTACAGACATTGTACCACGGAATGAAACGGAGTGCGGAGACAACGTATGTACATTGTACAGACAACCGACACACCACACCGAAGGAGACTGGAGACAACGTATGTACGGTGTACAGACAACAGACCCAGATGGATCACGGAGACTGGAGACAACGTATGTACGGTGTACAGACAACAGACACACTCTTGAAACCGTCCGAATGACACAACGTATGTACGGAGTACAGACATTGTATGTACACCACAGACCAGATCAACGCCGATCAACAGAGGGGGGGTACGTAAGTGCTCGGAATCATGCGCAACAGATCAACAGACAAAACGCGTTTCTCAACCCCTACAGTCCCGCGGGGGGGAAAAAAGAAAAACACGACTCCCCCGCTACTCCTATACGTATGAGAAAAACGGTGTTGATCGTGTTGATCACCTTTCAAGCTTCACAACTCGATGTTGATCGCCGTGTTGATCCGTGTTGATCGTGTTGATCACCTTTCAAGCTCCAGAGTTCATTCCGGGCGCTCACCGGTTGACGGGGAAGGCTGTAGGGGCTACCCTGACTCACCGCCGGTCGTTGTGCGCGGGCTCCTCGAGGTGCGCGTGAACCGTAAAGATTGTGCAGTCCAGAAAAGGAGTGCCTGTGGGTAAGCCCGGCCCCAAGCCCAAGCTGCTGAACAACCCGGCGATCCTCGCTCGATTGTGCGAGGCGATCCGGACTGGCGCCACGATTGAACTGGCGTGCAAGTTCGCAGGGATCAGTCCTGGTACGTACTTCGATGCGCAGAACAGAGCGAAGGCCGGTGAGCCCGAGTGGCAGGGCGTGGCCGCCGAGCTCGCCGACGCGGAAGGCGCTGGCGCTGTGGAGATGCTCGCCACCGTGACCAACGCCGCACGGAACGGAACGTGGCCGGCTGCGGCGTGGATGCTGGAGCGCCGCTACCCGATGATGTATGGCCGCTCGGAGTCCAGATTCGTCCAGCAAGCGGAACCCGTGGAGCCCTACCAAAGCCGCGAGGAGCTGATCAAGGCGCTGGCGTCCATCCCGGCGGACGTGCTCTCCGATGCTCTGGCTGCTCGCAAAGAGTCCGCGTGATCGTTGACCTCGCTCGCATCGGTGCCACGCTCACACACCGCCGGCTCCAGCTGTTCCAGCCCAGTCCGGCGCTCGCCGGGTTCATGGACTCGGACGACAAGCGGATTCTGGTCCGCGCCGCCAACCGTGTTGGCAAAACCAAGCACGCCGCGGCGAAGCTCGCCGGGCTCATGCTGGCCACTGGTCACAAGCGGTACCGGGCTGTGGCGGTCAACTACACCCAAAGTATCGCGGTGGTCGGTCAGTACCTCAAAGACTTCCTACCGGCTGCGGCGCTGGCGCCCGGCTCCCGCTTCACGCTGGAGAACGGCTGGAGCCACCAGCTGATCGTCCTCAACAACGGGACCACGTGCGAGATCCGGTCACAGGATCAAGCGCCCATCGCTCACGCGGGCTCGGACCTTGACGGCGTGTGGCTGGATGAGATCCCACCAAGTGACATCCTCCAAGAGAACATCTTCAGAGTCATGGCCCGTCAAGGCTGGCTCTGGCTGACCGCCACGCCCATCGGTCGACCTGTGGAGTACCTGCGGACTGTGGCCGAGGCCGAGGACAGCGCGTGGACCCAGTACGTGGCGCCGCTCTCTCACGCGAACTGTCCATGGTACGGCGTGGAGCAGGTAGACGAATGGCTGACCGAGGCGCGAGCGTTTCCGGACAGCTACGAACAGCGAATCAACGGAGCGTGGGAAGGCACGACCCAGAGCCGGACGTTCACCGGGTTTGACTCCTCGTGTCTGATCGGAGAGGACGATCCACAGCCGAAGGGCTGTAAGATCGGCGTGGGGCTGGACCACGGCGAGCACGCGGGCTCTCAGGTGGCGGTCCTCGTGGCGTGGAACGCAAGCGGGATCTGGGTGCTGGACGAAGCGGTGAGCAAGTCCGCAACAACACCAGCTCAGGACGCGGTGGCCATTCGCGAGATGCTGTTGGCCAACGGGCTGGACGTTCACATGGTTGACGTGTGGATCGGGGACGTCAACTCGGTGGGCAAGCTCGGAGCGGGCTACAAGGTCAACGAGATTCTGGGGCTGGCGCTTGCTCGGGAGGCTGGCCACGCTCGCCAGGGATTCAAGATCAACACGCCGCAGAAGGGCGCCGGCTCGGTGGACATCGGTGAGAAGCTGCTGAACGCCGGGTTCCTACGCCGTCAGGTTCGAGTCCATCCCCAGTGCGTTCACGTGATCAAGGGCTTGAAACACAGCAAGGGGCTAAAGACGGACGAACCTTTGAAGCACGCGCTGGACGCTTTGCGCTACATCGTGTTGGAACCGTTACAAGCCATGAACACCAACCGAGCGGCCCCACGTCGCTACCAACTCTGAGGCCGTACCATGCTGATCCCTGACAACGAAGTTGACGCCGCCCGCTGGCAGTACACCCGGATGTGTCGAAACATTCTGGGCGGAACGTGGGAGCTCGAGATCCTCACGCGCATGAAAGAGCAGTATGGCTTGAACAACGTGAACAACATGGGCCGTCCGTCCATGTCGGTGAACTTGTACGGCAACACCGTGGATCAAGTGGCGATTCTGTACACCAGTCCGGGCGTGGTCACCAACGAGTACCTGACCGATCAGACCTCCGCGATCTGGTCCGAGGTCATGGACGGGTGTCACCTGTGGGCCATGGAACAGGAGATGAACCGGAAGGTGGTTGGGCTGCGGGAGTCCTTCTACCACCTCGTGCCAACGGCCACCGGTCTCCAGCTTCAGATCGTGACTCCGGACGAGATCGTGGTTCTGGCGCACACTGGAGACCCGAGCTCGCCAACGGCGCTGAAGCGGGCGATCACTATCGCCACCACGGATGAAAACGGGAAAGCGGTTCACCGTGACTGCTGGGAAGTCTGGGACGTCTCGAACCCCGAGAACCCGATCCACTGTGTTCTTGACTCCGCGGGCGTTGACGTCACGCTCCAGTGCTACCCCGAACATACCGGAGAGTACCCGTACGTGGACGAGCTCGGGCCGTTCTTGCCCTGGGAGCTGTACCGCGCTCGCTACACCAGCGAGACTTTCGATCCGTACTGGGGAAGCGAGATCGTCCACGGCACGTTGGACATCGCGATTCACTGGACCATGTGGGGCGTGTGTCTGCGGAACAACAGCTGGCCGGTCTCGTGGCTTATGGACGCCGACGTTCCGGGTATGTCCGCCGTCGACAACGTGAACGGCTTCACGAGCTCGCCGCCGGACTCCATCGAACTGTCGCCCAACTCGATCCTCCGGTTCAAGTCCGAGGGCCAGCCCGGCGTTGGCAAGGTAGGCCAGCTTCAAGCCGCAGACGCGAAGGCCATGGCTGACGCGATCCTCATGAAGCAAGCGACGATCCTCAACAACGTCGGGATCCATCCGGACGACTTGTCGAACGCTGGCCAGCCCATGTCCGGCGTGGCGATCCAGCTGAAGCGGTCCTACCAGCGCAAGGTAGCCGTGGGCTACGTCCCGATGTTCCAGGCTGCGGACCAGCGGCTGTTCAGCAAGATGGCGCGCACGTGGAACATTTTTTACGGCGCTGGCGTCAAGCTCCCGGCGGACGGCTGGAAGATTGAGTACAGCCTACCCGAGACTTCTACGGACGAGTTCTTGGCTGACCTCAAACGCGACGAAGCGCTGATCGAGCTCGGGCTGAAGTCCACGGTGGACCTTGCCATGAAGCTGTACAATCTGGACGAGGCCGCGGCGGTCCAGAAGCTCCAGAGCGTTCGCCAGATGAACCAGCTTTTCCCTTTCACCCCACCCACAGTCAAACTGTAGAGAGAACAACATGGCCGACGATCTGAACAACGCTGAAGAACGCATCCAAGCTCTGATCCGCGAGCGCAACGCCGCCCGCTCTGACCTGCAAGAAGCACGCGCTGAGATCGCGGCGCTCACCGAGCAGGGCACCGCCACCAAGGGCGCGACCGAGGCCGCGGTGAACGCAGCTCGAGCAGAGATGCAAGCCAAGGTGAGCGACCTCGAGGGCCAGCTGCGCCGGAGCTCGAACCGCGCCCTGCTCCTCGAGGACAAGATCCCCGCGGACGGAATGGACGATCTGCTGGAGTACCTGGACTATCAGTACGGACGGATCAGCGTGGACGAAGGCGCGACCAAGCCCGAGTTCTCGGACTGGTACAAAGAGGCGCGCAAAACGAACAAGGTGCTCCGCGCCGCCATGAAGCCAAGCGTGGCCGCGGCTGCTGTCAGCGAGGACCAGCCGGAGACCAAAGTGGAGACCAAGCCGGCGCCGCGTCCGGTGGCCAAAGCCAACGTGGTCCAGCCCAAGCCCGGAGAGACCGGACGGGAAGTGG